TCCTCATGGTCTATCGTCTCTATCAGACGACTTGTTTTAACCCAGTCCATCATCAACGTGACGTGGGCCGGGGTTACATAACCGTGGCTTTTAAGAGCCCCGTTTATAATGACGTTCCAACCATCAGCGATACGCCCGTGATTTTCGTAGGCATCACCGTAGTCTTTTGCTCTTGGTCCGTTAATTAGTTTCTTGGCGGCATCCAACACTTCATCACGTTTCAATGTTTCACCTCATTACTATAACCAACAAAAACCATTTGATTTAATTCAGGATCATATTCAAAACGGGCTGCGGGCAGGTCCTCATCTTTTACGGAAGGATCGTTCCACATTTTTTCCGCTCGCACTTCATTAAGATCAGTAACACCCATCTCTTTGTATTCCTTGCGCTGGGCTTCTTCATGCGCTTTCCATTCATCCCATGTCATTTTCTTCATAACTCATAACTCCTTGACATATCTTCTGCATCGACAATGTATAAGTTTTCCTTGGTCCGTGTGACGCCGACGTAAAACACACGGTGAGTGTCGTCTGGGTTAATTCTCATAGCCTCGTCCGCTGCGGGACTAAGGTCGGTGAACAGTACCACATTATCCGCTTCTCCGCCCTTTGATCCGTGGATCGTGGACGCTGTAATGCGGGGTATGCCGTTAAACTTCTCGCCCCTGCGCAACATAGCCGTAATGTATGCTCTATCTGTTTCGGGAAGCTTATCCATAGCTTCGGACCAGATCATTTCTTTTGGAGCAATGAGGCCGTGGTTAACAAACAAGTCTTGTATGTTAACCATGTCATCGTCTTCTATTCCCGGCAACTTTTTAAAGCCCCGTTGGACGCGCTTACCTACCGACATAAAGTTGTAAATCTTACGCAAGACTTCGCCCGACACTTCTTTTCCACGGCGCAGTTGCTCCCAACCGTTTACGGCGTCAGATACTTTTTCGCTAATTGATCTGTTGCCTCGGTAGTTAAACAGGTAACCGCTTGATTTCAGGTCATTTGCTACAGGGGACAGTTGGTATCCTGCCTGCGCTAATATGAGCCAAGAGCCTTGGGCCATGTCGAGAGAGCTTATAGAGTTGATCCGCATTACATTTCCGGGGTCACTCTTCGGCTCGTAACTCTTGGGGAACCTACTCGCAATCCGGCGCACGACATTCTCCGCCAGCTTATGCACTGACTTAGGGACGCGGTAAGACTGCGAAAGCGTCTCTGATCCACCCGGTAGGTTAATGAACTGGTCTACGTCTGCCCCTGCCCAGCGGTAAATTGCTTGATCGTCATCGCCCGCAGCATACATCCGTTCAGAGTTTTTATCCAAGATGTGCGCAATGTCCCACTGAAGCGGGCTTAAATCCTGCGCTTCATCTAAAAAACATAAATCAAACTGCGGGCAATACTTGTCGGACTGTCGAACAAACTCGGAAAGCATGTCCGTAAAATCGTACATACCCATCTTTTCTTTGTACTCGCGCAGGCATGTATCAACGTAGTTAACCGTGTTCCAATCCTGTTCGAGGTTGCTACTGTTATACTGTTCGCGCAAGCCAACCTTCCGCAACCGGGCCAAGTTAATTAACCCAAGGATAGGATCACTTCCCGCCACCATGCTCGGAACGTCCTCATCAAAGCTGGTGTTCTTGGCCCCGCCTAATTGCACATTGATGGCCGTCCCTAACTCCCGATAGTTGGAATCCTGCATGACTTGCTCTGGTCGAATGTCAGTCGTTGTAAGCGCCAGAGAATGCAGGGTCCTGAAATAGGCTAGGTCTTTCTTCGGATCAAGGTTAAAGCGCACAGCGGCCCGCTCTTGGGCCTCTTTGGCGGCTTTGCGTGTGAAGGCTAGGAAGGCAATGCGGTGTGGGTGGATGCCCTTTTCAAGAGCATCGTCAACCATGTTCAGCAGTGTCGTAGTCTTACCTGTACCCGGGGGCCCAAATACCCTAAACATCTCCGGCCTTTTCTTTCTTGTAGATTTGCTGGACACGCTGTTTGGATAAGTTAAACCACTTGGCTACCGCCGTCATAGTTACATGTTGTTCGTCAATGAGACGGACAATCTCTGCATTTCTCACGGCTTTCAGTACATTTTTCTCTGGCATTAGAACGGAGCCTCTTGCTGGGAACCAAACTTAGGAGGTTCGAGGTCTATGTCCCCACTTTCAAAGGATGGGATTTGCCAAACGCGCACAGCCCTACCTTTAATTTTCAGGACAACACTCTCACCGTTAATGTCTCGGAGACGTTGCGCAATCTTATGTGATTTGTATTCGAAGAATTTGTTCTTTTTAAGGAAGTTCTCAAAGTCTTTAAGACGGAAATAGGTAATGTTTTGCTCCTCATCGGTCCAAGGGCGGCGAAGCAGTATCTCTTCTTTGTCTTGCGCTTGCTGTAGGTGACGACAGAACTCTTCTAAGTAATCGTAGAACTGCCCGCTAATGCTTGCGTCTTGTGCCACTTCAATGATGGCGCTCTCGTTATCACGCATTTCGTTCATCAACGTACTGATGCGGCCTTCCCACTGGTTCTTCGCAACCGAGCGCGGCATAAAGTTAAGTTGCTCCATGCAAGCTCTTTGGAAGAAGGGTTGGCTCATCAAGCCGTCGGTGTCTAACTCAAGGGGCTCGCCGTTAACGTCCATAAACCAAACGGGCGGTGTTGAGTTGTACTTGCGTAGGTTGGCTATTGTAGCCCCTGCCACAGCCGCTCCTATGCCAAACTTACGGGTTCGGCACAGTTCTTTGTTGCAGTGTGAATTGATTGGAGCGTCGGAGCATTTGTAAGCGTAATCTTTTCGCTGTACTTGCTTGGCAACTATGTTGACCTCTGGCAGCGGCAGTGGCGGAGACAGGTACTCCATGTTGTAGCGTAATATTTCTGATTCCCAACTATCCGGATAGGCTTTCCGTAGATAAACCCCGATGTTGAATAAACCATTATTTCTACCCCCTTCGCTAATCCTTGCCTTGCAAAGTATTTGCAAGCACGGCGGGGCATCCTTCATAAGGTCAGCTTCACCGCCACCTACAACTTGTAGCTTAACGACTTCTTCTGGGGTTTGGACATATCTTTCGTATAATTCTATAAACTCTTCGATAGTGGCCGAGGTTCCGTCATCAAGAAAAGCGTAACGCAGACCGTTTTCATGGTCATAGTACGGCAAGTTAAGAAAGTTACCTACGTCGCCACGGTCCAAGTGTAGCTTTATTTGCTTTGGAAATATTTCGCTTTCGCCATAACCGAGAGCCGCGGACAAACTTTGCAGAGACTTCTGCATGTCCTTTGCTGAAACCCATTCTTTAGAGAACAGGAAGCAGTGCGCTCCACCGGATTTAGAACGGCAGACGACTAAAGGTAACTTCATCCGACGTATTTTTTCAACAAGCAGTTTGTGATCTAGCGGGTATTGGTCGATGTCGATACATCCCCAAACGCACATGTTATCCTCGTTAATCGGGATAATGCCGAGGCCAGTGCCGCCGCCAGAGAGGTGGCTTTCCCAAAGCTTCGTGGTCCGTGGTACTTTAAGAACGCCTGCTTTACCCTTGGCCTTACCGTTAGAGCCTGTTGCCTCTATTTTAAAATAGCCGTGAGCTTCTTTGAGGCCATCAAAGATAGCCATAAACTTTTTAATTGACATGAATGCCCCCTGCGGAAAAAGGAGTGGCGGAGCCTAAACCCCGCCACGTTGACGACTTAAAACGGTATTTCGTCTTTCCCGACGTTATTAGCGGCGGCCTCATCATCCGTATGTTTTACCACAACATCACCAGCGCCGATGCTTTCGGCAAAGGCTTTCGCACGGGTGTAAATCCCCCCGTCAGTAATCACACCTTCGACAGACATTTCCCAGCCATGCCAAGAGCCAAACGAGTTTTCTTCCCCGATAGTTTTGAGATGGTAGATGTGTGAGAAACGGGGTGGTGTGAACGCTCCGTTGGAACCCATCATTGAACGAGACGCCATCATGCTGTTCCATTTACGCGACTTTTTAAGCTGCGTAGACTTCATAGAAATCAAAGCCGTCTCTGCCGACCCGTCTTCGTTTAGAACAAAGACAAAGTGCTGGTGAGTTTCCTCAATGTATTCCCCCGAGCCGTCTGTCAGGTAGTCTTTGTTGTCACCGTTTTTGTCTTTGTCCCGCTCGGTTTGCGGGCGAGCCTGACCGGGCTCATAGATGTTTGTAGGAGCGCCACTTCCAACACCACGAGGGGCCCACTGGAGGAACCTACGCTGATAAGCACAAGGCACTACACGAATGCCTGCTTTACCTTTGTAGATTACACCTGTGACGGTGTTATAGATGTCTCCCTTACGGGCCTCTTCGTTTTCGTCCAAGATAGGATCGTTACCCGACAGGACTTTGAGGAACGGGAGGGCTAAATCTTCTTGGCCCAAGTTCTCCATGCCCTTGTTAGCATCGTCCTGAAACATGGACATATCCAAAGCTGCGACTTCGGTCTTCGCGGTTTTTGCTACTGCTTTATTCATTTTATTTACCTCTCTTAATGATTGCTCTTTGACCCACATACGCCCCGAATAGTTCCATCGGGAAATCATCGCCTGCCTCAACGCGCTCTTTTACAAAAGCCCGAAGTGTTTGAGGATGAACGGCTGTTTTTTGATCGGGGACATAACCCTGTTGTATTGCAAATGCTGCAAAAGCGTTCGCAAGGTCGTCCTCGCCACGCCCAAACTGGCACTCGACAGTATTCTTAATAATGTCATCATACCCGTTATCGCGTAACCAATCGTATGCTTTAGGACGGTTATCTACGAGGATAGAAGCCCCGTAAGTTTGTTTGACCTCGACGGTCGAACCGTCATCAAGAGAAAAAGAAGAGATGCCTAGTTCTGCAAGCATTGCAGGCATTTCATCGTCTGTTAATTTAAGGACAGATTTCTTTAAATCCTTGGCCAACTTCTCAAGATTTGCAATCTGAGCTTCTTGGTTCCGGATTTCTCTCGCCAACTCGGCTACAGTATTAAGCCCCTGTTGGTCTACTTTGTCTACAGATGATAGGACGTTATCTTCAAAGTCCTTTTCCATCATTTTTAGTATATCATCGCTCATTGCGATACTCCTTCGTGGTTAAAGGCACCGTTCGGGCCTTGACAAATATGTATATGATCTTATACTCATCCCAAGTCAAGAAGTTTTTTTAAAGCGGGACAACATGGACGGATTTAAGTTTAAGACAGAACCATACGACCACCAGCGTGACGCGCTGAAAGAGTCGTGGGCCGCGGAATACTATGCGTTGTTCATGGAAATGGGCACCGGTAAAACCAAGGTGGCTCTTGATACAATGGCGTGTCTTTTCGAGGCGGGTAAGATCAACAGTGCGCTGGTGGTAGCGCCTAAAGGTGTCTATGATAACTGGGTTAAAAACGAGATACCGGCTCATTTGCCTGACCGCATCAACCGAAATATCCTGCGTTGGACGGCAGCCAAAGGTTCTAAACGGGAAAAACAACTAACCGACTTCATCATAGATAAGTACCACGGTATTAAAATATTTGTTATGAACATTGAGGCTTTCTCTACGTCACGCGGGACAGATGCCGCGGAAGCTTTCTTATACCAGAACCCTGAGAATATCGTCATTGTAGACGAAAGCACAACCATCAAGAACCGTAAGGCTTCGCGGACCAAGAACATCACACGATTGCAGCGCTTGTCTAAGTATCGCCGCATTTTGACGGGCTCCCCAATTACCAAAAGCCCCTTGGATTTGTTTAGCCAGTGCGACTTCTTAAAAGAGAAAGCGCTGGGCTTTAACAGCTTCTTTGCCTTTCAAGCACGGTATGCCAACGTCCAGAGAAAAACGATGGGCCACCGCAGCTTCCAACAAATCGTAGGGTATCGACGGTTAGACGAACTGTCTGTCAAGCTTGATACCTTTAGCAACCGGGTCCTAAAAGAGGACTGCCTAGACCTGCCAGAGAAAGTTTATCTCCGCCGGGAGGTAGAGTTGACTGCCGAGCAGGCCCGCTTATACACTCAGATGAAGAAGTTGGCACTGGCCAAGTTTGAAAGTGGCGACTTAGCCACTACTGCAAGCGTTTTGACGCAAGTCATGCGTTTACACCAGATATGCTGCGGGTTTTTGCAGCCGGATGAGGGCGAGATACAGCCTCTTGCGAACAATCGCTTGAGCGAATTACTCGACATCTCCGATGAAGTACAAGGTAAAGCAATCATTTGGGCGTCGTGGACTCATGACATTCAACAGATAGCCGATGCCTTGCGCGACCGTTTCGGGCCCGATTCGGTCGCAACTTATTACGGCGGTACGCCACAAGACGAACGTCAAGATATTGTTACGAAGTTCCAAGACAAAGAAAGTCCGCTTCGGTTCTTTGTGGGGCAGCCGAGAACAGGTGGGTACGGCATTACGCTCACCGCCGCCAACACGGTTGTCTACTACAGTAACAGTTATGATTTGGAGATACGGTTGCAGTCCGAAGATCGTGCCCACCGCATTGGTCAGACAAACAAGGTAACTTATATTGACCTAGTTTCCCCCGGTACTATTGACGAGAAGATACTTAAAGCACTGCGCCAAAAGATTGATATAGCGGGCCAAGTCCTTGGAGAAAACGCCAAGGACTGGCTGCTTTAACGGGGGCCTGCCTCGTAATCGTAAGCTGCGTATTGTTTGTAAAAGGCGTCTCCGATGCCCTCTTGTGCCGGTTCGTCAGGAGCCATTGGTCGTCCTTGGGGCCTCATTGTCGGGGCTGCGGGCATTGGAGCTTCTTGCGGTTCATTTGCCATAAGGTATTCGCTCATTGCTCTTTCCGTAGGCTCAAAATCCGGTGTTCCAAGCCCCTCTGGGCGGTTTGGGGGCTTACGCACAGGGTCTTCATCCGGGCTCATTTGGAAAAAATCGCCCGTGTTTGGAAGAATTTCACCGGCTGAAACACCATGAATTATAGAGACATACTTCCGAGTTTCGTCAAACGGGGGCACACCTTTGTATTTTCTTACGTTGCCGGGACCCGCGTTATACGCAGCAAGGGCCAAGGGCACCGTTCCAAACTCTTCTAGCTGTTGACGTAGGTAACGAGCGCCGCCCCGCGCATTTGCGAGAGGATCATCTAAATCTTTAATACCTAAATCTGCGGCAGTAGTGGGCATGATTTGCATTAAGTTACGGGCACCCGCAGAGCTTACCGCCGAGGCATCGCCCTTACTTTCTTGGTGCATAACACGAAGGTAGAGTTCTGGATCAACGCCTTCTTCCATAGCTATCTGTAACGGATCAAAACCGTAGTCTTTTATTACTTTTTGGCGTGTTTTAGTTAACGCCTCGTCGCTGGCAGGCGCAAAAGCAGGAGTGCCGCCCTCTTGCATGTAGACATCGGGCGTTGGTCCGCTGACCGGGGGCCGCGCTGCAACCATCCCGCCGTCTTCAAACATAGCCATTTGACCCATCAAAGAAGCTCCAAAGTTGCCTAGTTGCCCCGTTTGTTGGGGCATTTGACTTAGTTGCTCTGTTTGTTGTGCGGGGTTTTCAAACTGGCTCATTAACCCTTTTTGAAAGTCACTGCCGCCAAAACCAAAGCTTTCTTCTGCGCCAAAGTGTGCGCGTTCGGCTTCATCCACCAT